TTTCAGATGAACCGAATAGGCTACGAGGAATACGAGGCTATCACCAACAAAGCCACCTCTGGTAGGCCCACACAGTTTGCCACGCTCAGAGGAAGAGAGACTGTCAGTGCTTTCTTCTTCCCTGTGCCTGACGCAGCAGATACCTACACCTTTAGAAACTATAGAATGAAACGTCTGGCAGATGTTAGCAAGAGTGCTCTTCAGAATGCAGATGTTCCCTTCAGGTTTCTGCCTGCTCTGACCTGCGGCCTTGCCTACTACCTCAGTTATAAGAGAGCCGGTATCCCTGCAGAGAGAATAGCTGTTCTTAAAGCAAAGTACGAAGAACTTCTTACCAGTGCTCTGGACTCAGACAGAAACCGAGTGAGTCTCTTTATCACTCCCAGACTACAGGTGGTCTAAGTAAATGGCTAAACTTTGTCCCAGAGGTAAAGCAGCTGCAAAGCGTAAGTTTGATGTATACCCCTCTGCCTATGCCAATATGTACGCCTCTGCTGTTTGTTCTGGAAAGGTCACCCCCGGTGGTAAGAAGAAGGGTAAGAAGAAAAAAGTAGTAGGGGCCAAGACAGGAGGTGGTCTGAGGAAGTGGGTATCTGAAGAATGGGTAGACATAGGAGCACCTAAGAAAAATGGAAAATATCAACCGTGTGGTAGAAAATCTACTACAGGTACAAAGAGAAAATATCCTAAGTGTGTTCCTCTTGCCAAGGCAAAGGGTATGTCATCTTCTGAAAAGAAGTCAGCTGTTCAACGTAAGAGAGCAGTTAAGCAAGGTGTAAGGGGTAAGCCCACCAATGTTAAAACTTTTGCAAGTAGGAAGAAGTAGGGATGCCTATAAAAAAAGGTAGCATGAAGGGTCACAGTATCAGAGGTGGACAGAAGAGACCCACCAAGTCTGGTGCTGGCATGACCAAGAAAGGTGTGGCAAAGTATAGAAGAGATAACCCCGGTAGTAAGCTGAAGACAGCGGTGACAGGGAGTGTTAAGAAGGGTAGTAAGGATTCAAAGAGACGTAAAAGCTACTGTGCCAGATCAGCGGGACAAATGAAGAAGTTTCCCAAAGCTGCAAAGAATCCTAACTCAAGACTTAGACAGGCTAGAAAAAGGTGGAAATGTTAAATGTCTTTTAAGAAAGGTTTTTTTATCAGTGATAGATCAGGCTTCAGGTACAGACTTGACGAAAGAGTAAGAGAACCCGGAACAGACTTTATAGTTGCTAAGTCTGAAAGTGATGGTATATTTAATCTTGTAACCAATCCTCAGAATAGAGTAAGATTTCCAATAGATAAAGAAGTTATCAAAGATGCAAGACCACCTGATAATTCTGACAGAAACCAAAGCTGGAGCGCAGTGACCACCACATGGAGCGAAGAAACTACACAGTGGAACTTTATATAAGTGAGGAATAGAACAACATGGCAGACTTAACAAATGCCAAGATAGCCAATACCTATAAGGACCTCTTACAGGTAAATGCACAGACTTCTAATGCAGGGTTGGACGGCACCGTAAGGACTATTCAAGATGGAGGAGGAACTGCTTCTCCCATTGCCATGAGTACGGCTCAGTTAAACGTCACGGGACAGTTTGCTCTGGCAGGGACTGTTTTGACTGCCTCGGCAGATCAGCTTAATAGTCTGGCAGCAGGTGCCTTCACTGCCCTGACAGCAGGTGATGACACTGTAAAGATTACTGTAGGCGGTGTCTCAGTATCCACTGCCACCACCAGCGCCACAGTTGTGGTTAATCCTACGCTTAGTCTTACAGAGGTAGACGCTGCCACGGGTAGCTTTAACACCTCTGTCAGCGCAACCAACTTTGTAGCAGGTACAGGCAGCTTCACCACCAAGGTATCAGGTGTAGCAGCAGAGTTTTCTGGGGCTGTCTCCGCTGCTAATGTCTATGCCTCTACTAATATTTTTGTAGGCGGTACTGCTGTTCCTGATGCAGCTGCTATAACTTCTATCAACGCTGCTCATACATCTACTAACAATGCTCTTGTAGCTGCCTCTGCTGCACTAGCCGCTAGTATTGCTAATGTGTCCGCTGCTATGGCAACTAGCATAGGAAATAGTAATACTAATATTACTACACTTACAAATGCTGTAACTTCTATCAACGCTGCTCATACATCTACCACTGATCGTCTTGTTGCTACCTCTACTGCTCTAGCCACTAGCATTGCTAATGTTTCTTCAACTATGGCTACTAGCATTGCTAATGTTTCTGCTGCTTTAGCCACTAGTATTGGAACTAGGTTACCTCTGGCAGGTGGTACACTGACAGGTATTCTTAGCGCAACAGATGTATATGTCAGTGCTCTGGCAGTGGGTACAAATGCACTCTTGGGTAAAGACATACACATAGAAAAAGCTGCTGTTGCTGATATACAAGCACTAACAGATGGTACAAATATCTCTGTAGATTTTAACGTGGGACAGAACTTTACCGTGACACTGGCAGGTAACAGAACTCTTGATAATCCTACCAACTGTGTAGCTGGACAGGTGGGTAGTATCTTTATTACACAGGACGGTACAGGTAACAGGACACTGGCCTATGGTTCTTCTTGGGACTTTGCTGGTGGTACTGCACCAGTTCTTTCCACAGATGCAGCAGCAGTAGATAGGCTAGATTATATTGTACAAACATCCACAGATGTTCAAGCTCTGGTAACAAAGGCATATTCATAATGAGTGTATTTAGTAACAATCTTCTTCTAGGTGCAGGTGGTCAGAGTACAGGTCAAGCCCCTTTTGACCCTACTGTGATTGGTAAATCTGTCTGGTTAGATGGTTCTGCTGATGGTTTTACAAGGGGAGCAAGTGACTTTGATGCCGAAGATGGTAAAGAATTTACATTAGGTACTTGGTTTCAGCTTACAGAATTTGGGGTTGCTGGCGCATTATTCTGTGCTGGAAATGGAAGCGGTACTTACACATCACTACGCCATGCCGCAGATAATAAAATTTACCTACAGACTGAAGCTGGCTCTCATATTCTAAGCACAACAGCCGTGTTTAGGGATATAGCTTGGTATCACATTTTAGTTTCTGTTGATACGACTCAAGCCATAAGCTCAAACAGAGTAAGAATGCTTATCAATGGAGTAGAGGCAACCCTTTCGGGTACATACCCTGCTCTAAATCATGCCTATGATTTTAATTTAGCCAATGTCCATGAAGTTGGAGACAGTTACGAAAATGGTGCTTTTGAAGGATATTTAGCACAGTCGTTTATGATTGGTACCAAGTCAATTCAACAAGGTGACTTTGCTATAACTGATTTTCTTAACACTCATACTTTTGGCACAAATGGTAGCCAGTTTATTCCAAAAACAAATTCGGATATTAAAGTACTTGTAGATGCTGGAAGTGACAATTCTTTTCTTCTAAATTATGAACCAGCTGATCCGACTGCATCTAATGCTCTAGGCTTAGACATAAGCACATACGCTAATAATTTTACCTCGACAAGTATTGACAGTGCTAATCAAAGCACTAATACACCTAGTTTAGTTTACCCAACAATGAATCCTCTTAATGATGTTGCCACTGTGGTTCTAAGTGAAGGCAATACAAGAGTTAATGCACAAGCAAATGCATCAATTCGTTCAACAGCTTTTGCCTCTGCTGGTAAGAGGTATGCAGAAATAACAGTCACTGCAATTGGTAACAGTTATTTAGGCGTTGCAGTTAATGGAACTAATCCAACAAGTTTTGCAGCTACTGGAGCAGTAGCCTGTCAACAGGGTGGTGATATCTATGTAAGTTCTAGTAGTCCCTCTGGTAATAAATGCCCTTCCTATACCACTGGTGATGTGATGGGTATTTTGATTGACGTTGATGCTGATAAATTTTGGGTATCAAAAAATGGTACTTTTTATTCGATGGACCGTAATCCAACAATAACACTTACTGCTGCACAGGTACTAGCTGGAACAGGAGGTTTTGATCTTACTGCGCTAGGTTCCGATGGATCATATGGAATCCATGTAGGTAACTCAGATGGCACAGCGGCAGATGTTACAGTAAATTTTGGGCAGTCTTCCTTTAGTCATACGCCACCAACTGGATATGTAAACTGGGCGTCTGAAAATTTTGACGCACCTTCCTATCAAGGAATAGATTACTTTGCACCTACTCTCTATGAAGGCAATGGAGAAGGTCAAAGAGTAGGTGACTTTGTACCATTTACTGATGTTTATACTGTCAATAACTCTGCTATGTTTAATGAAGCAGATGAAAGATCATTCAGACGTACACCTTCATCAGCAGGTAATCAAAAGACTTGGACGTTTTCTACATGGATTAAAAGAACACAAGCTAATGCTGATTATTCTTTGTTAAACGTAACAAATAGCAAAGAAGTTCAAATTCTTTTACACAATAGTCCTACTGGTTCTATAGAGGTATTCTTTTATAATGGCTCTGCAACCGATGCAGATATAGTTACTGCTGGTGGTTTTGAAGATATGTCAAATTGGCATAACATAGTAGTAGCTGTTGATACTAGATCAAATGGAAATGGTGGTCCTGCTTCTGCTGATGATAGAATTATAATTTATGTAGGTGGAGTAAGACAAACTCTTAGCACTTCTGATAACCCATCAGATGATTATGATACTCTTTTAAATACCGCAACAGAGCATACAATAGGACAAAAACCAAATGGAGCAGATGATTTTCAAGGTTACTTAGCTGAGACTGTTCTTATAGATGGTTCTCAACTAACAGCTTCAAGTTTTGGTCAAGTAGATACCAGTACAAATAGGTGGGTGCCTAAAGATGTTTCTGGTTTAACCTTTGGTACAAATGGTTTTTATCTTAAATACGAAAATAGTCCTACAAACATAGCAGCAAGTGAGACAGGTCTAAAATCAGATGACTTAGATGTAGGTGCAGTTTCTTTATTAACAGATGGTACTCAGTACGGTTCTTGGAATGCAGGTTCTAACCTTGTATATCAAAATTCTAATTCTACTACTAAATCATGGTGGGGAGTAGATTTTGGAAGTGGTGTTACCAAAACAATCAAATCCGCTACAATTTTTGGAAACCAAACAGGAGATGGTTCTTCCGCTGGGTTTACCTCTGTCTCTGGTGCAGTGACATGGACACTTTATGGAAGCAACTCTGCTCAAGCAACAAGTGATAATGATCTTTCTTCCTTAACAAGTTTAGGTACAGCCTCTGTTGCAGATGGGATTACGAAAGGAGCAGCAGTCACCATAGATGCTGCTAGTAACACTACAGCATTTAGGTATTTCTATGTTCAAATGAATACCACTGCAAGTCTTCGTAGATTGTTAGGAGAAATACAGCTTTATGAAACAGCAGGTGGTGGAATAACTAATGATAGTTCTGGTCAAAATAATGATCTAGTAGCTGCTGGTGCTTGGGTGGCAGGTGATCAGTTTACAGACACACCTTCTAACAATGTTTTTACTTTTGCTACAGATGGTACTGGTACAATAAGTGAAGGTAATACTAGAGTAGATTTAAACGACAGTGTATATGGATTACGTCCAACT